ATCACGCCGCTGGCTTGCATCGACTTCCAAGCTAACCAATAAACGTGTTCGATTTTTTGCTCCTCGCCCAACAACTTTGGCATTCCTTTGCCATACTGTTGTTCGAAGGCCACGATGACTCGAGGTGTCAGTTTGTATGAAGCCTCAACGCCTTCTGTGGTTTTAACTTTGATTGATAAGCCGTCCATTTGTTTCCCCCTTGTTAGGTTATGATTTTGTTATAACGCCGCTAATCGGCCAGGTGACCGAGGCGGTTGCAAGCTCTCCGACGGCTCCATTAAGCGGAGTCCATTCGGAAACCAATGCAGTAAAGCTGTACGCGGGCGAACTGCCAGCGACTGGGCGCACGGTCATTGAGACTCCTGTGCCTAGTGTTGGGTAGATTGTGGCTTCTAATGCGCTAGTGGCGTAGTCTTGATTAAACTCTAGAGCAACGCTGTTGTCCGCAAGCCCAGCCACTCTTGTGCGGGCTGTATTGCCGAAAGCAGTTGTCTCAACTACGTCAAAAGTCGAGCCGAGTGTCACCGAAGTGACGTAGCTTGAAATGTCTGTGGTGCCGAAAGTGACAGCAACGTTGGTTAGAACAATGCGTGCCATTATGAAACCGCCTTTGTTACTTCACCGCTGATTGGCCAAGTCACGCTTGCAGTTGCTAACTCGCCGACGGCGCCATTCAAAGGAGTCCACTCGGAAACCAAGGCTGTGAAGCTGTATGATGGGTTGTCTGCTGCTGTGGTTGAACCGTTTGGCTTGATGACTACTGCAGTGGTGCTACCAAGCAGTGGATAAATCGTTGCTTCCACGTTGCTTGTTGCGTAGTCTTGGTGGAACTCGAGTGCAACTGAGTTGTCGCCAAGACCTGCTACGCGAGTGCGAGCTGTTGAGCCGAAAGCAGTTGTCTCAACTACGTCGTCATTTGTGGTTAGTGTGACGCTAGCGATGTGGTCACTCAGATTGACTGAGTTGATTGTGATGTACGCGTTTGTTAGGACTAATCGGGCCATTATTCTGCGGCTCCTTCTGCTTGTGGCTTAGTTGGGCTATTGCTAGAAAGATGCCCACCGCTAACAAGCGCAGCGATGTTACATCCAGCTTCGAGCAATTCTTTGTCTGCGACTTGGTCGCCTTTTTTCTTGTTGCCGACCTCGAGTGTATCCGAGGCGATGGTGTAGTTCATGGTTAGTCTCCTTGACCCCATACAGTGATTCGATAACGATAGGACAGGTAGTCGATATCGCCCATTTGGAAAGTACCTGACTCTGCTGAAGTAACTCGCAACGTGTTGCAAGCACCGCCCAAAGTTCGGTCTGACTCGATGGCCGCCTTGATTGAGTAGTTACCTGAACCAGCTAGATATTTGTCTAGCTTGTCCTGCCCCGTGCGCTCCGAAAAGCGTTGGACGATAACAAACACATCAAGATTGGACTGGTCGAGACCACGGGCGTTGTTCAAATCAAAAGTGAAATCAAGCTGCCCGACGATTGCGCAAGGTGGAACGATGACATCGGGCACTTGGTCGTAACACCGAAGCCCGTCAATGTTGCTGAGGTTCTTTTTTAGGCCTTCTCGTATTTCGCTTGGAATCATGCGACCAGGCCGCTCATCTTTCTGAATGGGCGAATCAAGGCCTCAACATCTGGGTCGAGCCGAGAGGTAAGCCGAACGGTGCCGAGTTCAGGTGTGCCCGCAATACCAAATGGAGATTGGCGACGAATGAAAAGACGAGATGCTTGAATCTTGGTTGCCATAGCGATTTCAGCTGGAACTGAAGTCCAGCCCCAAACGCCCTGCACTCTAACAGATTGCGGCAAGTTGTAAGGAAAGATATAAGCGCCGATTGCAAGAAGGCGGTTCATTGGCCAGCCTCGGCGTGGGTTGTTGATTGGCTCAGTCATATAGTCTGAAGCTGCCCACACAGTGCTGTAGGTTTGGTCGAAGTTGTCGTCAGTCGCTATTTGAGTGAGTGACACAAAATCGTCTAGGTTGCAAGTCCACCAGTCTTGCGCTGTGTAATAGCGAGTTACAGGGGCAGCGTTTGTGCCGTCTCTGTAAAAGAATCGGCCTGTGTAATCATCGACCATGCGACTAGCAGTCAAAATCGCAGCTTCAAGTCCAGTGTCGTCCTGAATGTCCTCGATTGCAAGCGAAGTCTTCAGGTCAGACAGTGTGCAATAGCAGTTTGTTAGCGCCACGCTGTTTCCTTTTCTCTAGCTGTTCTCGTTTAATTGCCAGGCTATGTGGTGCCTTTCGTCGAGCCAGTAAGTCTTTTGGTGCGGCAGTATTGCCGCGGTGTTGACGTGGATTGGAAACCCGAGCTGTCTGATTCGACGACTGAACAGAAGGTCTTCACTAATCCAAGTGCCATTGAGTGGCCCGTCCCAAAACCAGCACCAGTCGGCGCCTTGATGTGGGTCTGCGGTTTCCCGCATCTTTTCGAGGACGCTTCTGTGAATGAGAATGCACCCTGTCCCGCAAGCATCTATTTCGAAAATCGCGTTGCGGTCGTATTTGAACAATGGCAAGAACCCCTCGGGGGCGTCTTGAAAAATCGTTGGAATGGGTTGTGGGTAGAGGTTTTCGTCTGCCTTGAAAGCTGCAAAAACAAGACCCGCAACTACTGGGCGCTCTTTGTCGTGCGCCGTGTTGATAAGCTGGTCAAACGCTTGAAGCGTCAGCTGTTCGTCGCAATCAATCATCAAGAGCCAATCAGAGTCTGTGTTGTCAAGAAAAGCCTTGACCACTCGATTGCGTAACTTGCTCAAAAGGCCTGAACCTTTGATGCGAACAAACGGGCCGAGCCTAGAACTGCGTGATTGCGCCAGCTGGACCAGTCTGAAGGCAAAATCGCCATTGACAGTGCCAGGGTCACAAACGCCGATTGATACTTTGTGGCCTGATTTCATACTCTCCCCCAAGAGGTGCAGGGCAGACAAGTCGGGGGAGTCCCATCTGCCCTGCACTTATTCTAGTGTTCCTTCAGATTAGAAGGAAGGTGCTACTAAGCCAGTTCCTGAGATAATGGAAGCTGCCTTTGGATAGCGTTCTGCTGTGAATGCGCCATAGCCATAAACGACAGTCTTGATTGTCAAGCTGCCTGGTGATGTTGCATCGAAGCGAAGTGAGAACGGAGCGCCGCCCTGCTCCCACAAGTGCATTTCGCGTGAATCAACTAGGTAGATTTCGTCCTGGTTGGTTGCTGCGCCGTAGGTTGTTCCCACGTTTGCATCTGTGATGATTGGAAGGCCAAGAAGCTGGTAGCCTGAGTTTGCGTATTGTGCAACTCCAGCACCAACGCCTGCTGCGTTCATTGGACCGTTAGCTGTTGGTACAACTACTGGGCGACCTGTTGAGTCGGTTGCAGCCAAAAGGAATGCAAGACGACGTGGGTGCATAATCCAGTGAGTTGGTGTTGTGAAGACGTTGCTTTGTACAGACTGCAACGCATCAGCTAGCTTTGGATAAAGAAGTGCAACTGTTGGAGTAGTTGCTGTGAAAGTGATAGCGTTTCCACCAGATGCGCGGATTCCCTTGAACTGGCCGTTTGAGCCTGTTCCGTTTAGGACCTGTGAATCAAGTGTTGTGTGCCATGAGCGAATTAAGTCTGCAACAACGAATGTGTCGATGCCTGTACCGCGCTCGATTGCTTGGCGTGAGAGGTCTTGCTGTCCAGCGATTGTGCGTACTGGAACAGAAAGAAGTGTGTCGTCTGCATCAGTCTCAGAGACGCTTGTGTTTTGTGTCTCTTGGATTGCAGTTGAAGTACCAGTCGTCATGCGGCTGATTTCAAGTGTCATTCCGCTAGCTGGCAGAGCCATCTTGTTTGTTGCGAAGTCTGCTGTTGGGCGTCCTGCGCGAGCAAGAGGAGCTGCTAGGTCAACTAGGTACTGAGGCACTACTAGACCAACGAAGTTTGAGGTGTCAACGTCACGACGCTCGACAGACTCTTCCTTCATGTGGCGTGCTAGACGCTCAGACGCAGCGAAATCGTTGCGTACTTGTGAGTTGAAAGCGTCTTTAACGAAAGATGCTTCAGACCCTGGTGAGTATGTGCGTGCTTCAGAGATTACCTTGATGCCGCTAACTGTTGGTGTTGCAACTGGTGCAACTGCTGCACGTGCTTCTGCTGCCTTGGCGTCTGCATCAGCTTGTGCCTTTAGCTTTTCGATTTTTGTATCGAGTGAACGTGACTCTTCTACAAGAGCGTCAACCTTCTCGGTCTCCTCTGCAGTAAGGTCGGTGCGGTTCTCTTCAGCTACTGCTTCAAGAACTGCATCCATTTCTGCCTTAACTACATCACGGCGCTCGATTACTTTGTCAAGATATGACATTGTATTCTGCTCCTTATGAGTTTGATTCGAGGTGGTGGCGATTGTGCTCACGGCGCTTTTGGGGTGTGAGTCTCGCTCCGACTTCGGCATCTGCTAGCGATTTACCAGCAGAATCTTATTTTGTGCTGTTTACGATGGCCTTTGCAAGGCGAAGTGAAATAGAGCGCGGAGTCGCGGCTTCGATCTCGGCTGGAACCTCTTCAGGCTCTTCAGGGTCTTCAGTCATTGGCTCGTCTTGGGCGCTCATTAAAGCCGCCAACATTTCGACTGCTTCCATGACGTATTCATGGCCTTCAGACACCTTCTCAAAGACGCTTTGCAATACGACAAGAGACTCGCCTGAGATCTCGCGACCTTCTTTAACGGCTTGAATTGCTCTTGCGAGGTGCTCGCGTGCTTCGACTGTGGTAGTCGGATAAGCTGGGTAGGTAACGACTGAAACGTCGCCATCTGCAAGTGAAACTTCGGTCAACGTGCGCTCTGATCTGTCAGAGTTCCACTTTTGACGAATGACGCGGAATGCGAAGCTCATCTGATCGACGTCGCCTCGTTGAATAAGGGTGTAAAGGTCTCGGGCTTCGCTAGTGTCAGGCAACTCTGCATCAAAACGCAGACCGACTTCGTCCTCGGAGAGGGTGAGCGTTTCGTTCTTTGTGCGAGCCAGCGGCAGGCCTTCGTGGTTGATTAATAAGCGGACATCTGGTGTCTCGCTGAGTGTCTTGCGGAAAGCGCCAGGAGCGATGCGCTCGCTGAATGGGAGTGGGACGCTGGGGTCGTTGAAAACAGCCGCATAGCCCGACAGGCGCATAACACCATCGTCCTCTTGGCGTGTTTCGACGTTGCGCACTGTGTAGGTGCGACGCTCGATCTTTTTCATCTTGCTCCTGTCTTCCCCGACGGATTCGCGCTGGCTAACTTCACCACCTGGCTCCATGTCCTCAGAAACTGAGACTGCAACCATTTGGTCAATCGCGCCTTGCTTTGTATCGTGGCAACCAAGTGTGGTGTAGCTGCCGTCTGATTCTTCTTTAACTGTCGCCCAGCCTGAGCAGTCGCTCTGCTGGTCCGAAATGTAGTATGGCATTACTCGACCTCATAGACTGATAGTGGGTTTGCGGGGTCAATCGTTGAAACTTGTTGCAACTGACCTGTTGGAACTCCAGTGTGGTTCATCGCAGGCAACCCGACCGCTTCGAGGACCGATTTCGGCTCGAAACCAACCTGAATTAAGTTGGTAGCGATCTCGGTGCGTAGTTTCATACCGACATCTTTAGCGTCTGATGCGTCGATGTTCTGCAAGGGAACTCTGTACTGGTCGCCTGATTCACCAAGCGGGCTCAGATCTTCAACAGCTCTGACGTCGTTGAGTGAAAGGAAACCCTCGTTCAAACCTTTGGTGTAAGCGTCGTAGCGCTCGAGTGTGGTGCCGCGAAGTAGAGCATCAAGGTTGAACTTGATGAAGCCGTCAGGCTCGGGCAAAAGAGGTGAAAGTGCTTGCTCTAAGCGCTCCAAAAGCGGGCGCAGTGAGTGTTGAACAAAAGAAAGGTTTTGAGCTTCAACTGATGCAAAGCTCATGGCTCCAGCTACTGGGTGGCCGAGCAGTGAGATCGGTACACGGAAAAGACGGGCAATCTCTTCGACTCCGAAACGTCGTACTTCAAGAAGTTGAGCGTCGGCGGCGTTAAGTGTCAGCGGCTTGAATGAAGCACCACCAGTCAGAACACCGAGCTTCCCAGCGCGATAAGGACCCGAATGTGAGAGGTTCCAGTTGCGAGCGATGTCCGAGATCTGTTCCTCGGTCAATTCGGTCGGGGCTTCAATGACGCCGCCAGGGTTGGCAGCGTTGCCAAAATAACTAGCCGCGTAAACCTCGGCCGCCATCGCAGAACCCAAAGTAATGCGAGCCGCGCCGATTGGGCCAAGGCCAAGAAGCTGGCCTGGAAGTTTGAACATCGGGATATGAAGCATTTCGCGCTTGGTTAGGACCATGGTCTTGACTTCTTGTGTCACAGACTGCATGTCCTCGTACACCACGCCACCTGGCTGGATGCCGATAGTCACTTCATAAAGGACCTCTGCATTT